GTTAAACGTTGGCATAGTGCGGCTAAATTCTTTATCAATTGTATCCGCAGCACCAGACAACGATTTGATAACCACATCGGCGGTTAACTTGCCGCTGTAAGCCATTTCACGCAATTGTCCAATGGTAACACCTAACGCATCGGACATGATTTGAGTTAAGCGTGGTGCTTGTTCTGCAACGGATCGGAATTCGTCCCCGCGCAGAACACCGGACGCCATTGCTTGCGAAAACTGAATAAGGGCAGCGCTTGCTTCATGTGAAGTTGCACCGGAAACAATCATCGCTTTGTTGATTGTTTCAGTGATGCGCCCGAGCTCCATACCTGTCATGCCAGTATTCTTCATCGCACGCTGGAGACGGGAGTACAGAGTTGCAGTTGCTTCTAAGCTTGTACGCGAACGCTGGGCAATATCAAATACACGTTGCTGAGAATCCGCAACTGTTTCATTACCCATACGAGCTAGTTCAAGTTTGTTGGTAAGGATGGTCCAGGAGTCGGACAGCGATATAACACGGCTAATAGTGTCAACACTAATCATGCCTACAATTGCAGCATCCAAACGACTTGTGACAGTTGCAAGTTCGTTAGATGTGTTAGACAATGTTTTATAGCTGGAGGTAACACGTTGAGCAGACCGCTCCGCTGTGTCACCTGTACGCGCTAAGTTCCGCAACATAGAGTCCGCGGTACTAATCCCTCTCGCGTCAACTCTGATTACTAGCGAAGCGGTTTCGGCCATTATCTTCTCCTTTTTCTTCTACCTTTATTTTGATTTTGCATTTGACTTTCCATGAGTTTAGCATTTTGTTCAGCTTCTGACACGCGCTTTTCAAGCCATAGCTGCCGCAGTATTTCGCATTCGTACGGTTGAAGATGTAAGCCCATTGTCACTTGATAGCTGTGCAATTCTGTATAACTAAAATCTCCTCCAGTGTAGATATCATCAAATAAAGTAGATAGATATTCGAAGCAAAGCGGTATTTCCTTTTCCCGATATTCTTTAAGCTTAGGTGGCGTCTTACCAGACTGTTCCTCAACCTTTTGTAGTTGCGATAATAAAGAAGATCCCCCGCCGGGGACTTTGCTATTTAGTTCCCATTGGAGGATCTTCTTATCAATTAACTGTCTGCGCGCTTTTAGAAAAAATTACTATCTTTAGCGGCAAATACGTTAAGATCTTCTCGGACAGTTGGGTTCTCCGTTAAGAACTCAAACACGTTGTCAACAGTCGGTGGCTCGTCAAAAGTCCAACCTGCTACAAGGTTACACAGTGAACGGGTAAGGATATCTTCCTTCATAGCATCCGTTACTTCACCGTCTTTACCCTGCATAAGAGCCAACAGTTGACGCTGTGCTTTCAGTTCAGCATCACGGTACTCTGTGCAGTAGCGGCTACGAATGTAGAGTTTTTCGCCAGTGTCGCCTACACCAGGAATAACCACATTCATTGGCTTAGTGTTTGCCGGGTCGTTAGCCCGGCTCACAGTTTTAAAATCACGGAAGCTTTTAGCTACTACAACTTTGGCTTTTTTGGTGTCGGTCATTTCTTATCCTTAGGCTCCCGCTACAACGCGGGTAATTTTGATGGAACTTGCGGTTGCTGGGTCCAGCAATCCGCGGTAGCCCATATTAAGCATGATATCCCCTTCACCGTCAATAGGACGCGGAGCTTCAGTGAATTTCACGCGAGGAATTTCCACAGTGTATTTTTGTTCCGGATTGCTTGGGTCAATCAGATCAAACTTGATTGAAGTTTCCACTTCATCCAGATACTTCATACGCAGCTTGTTATCCAGGAAGTACACGTTAGCTGTACCAGTTACCGCACGGCGGCCAGCGGACGGTTCAATGGAGAACTTAGAACCAACAACAAAGCGCGGTGCAATATCGTTTTCAACGGTAAGACCGATTTCCGTAATAACGCTGATTTCTTCGTCGTTTTCCAGCAAGCGACCGGAGAAACCATCCATCGGTGAAGTAGTCGTACGCTCTTTGATAGTTGCACCAGATGGGAGCGATTCCGCAATTTCCATTGAGCGACCAACAATACCGAATTCCACTGTGGTCATGTTTTCCGCAGACAATGAGAAAGTCATGCTATTAACTTCGCAACCGCGATAAATCGTATATTTACCTGACGGTAGATCTGCGTTATAGTCTACGAAAGTAAATGACTGACGGATAATACCGCCTTTAAGGACGTTGTCTTGCCACTCCCCACGAAGTGCAGCAGCAATAAGATCATCGAAGGTGCCGAAGGACATTTCGCCCGTTACTGTACCTTCAACACTGCGAGCACCGAGGCGGAAGTCCGCAGTTTCAGCGTCATCGCGCAGTTCTTCGGATTCCAGCGTTGCAATATTAATGTCCAGACCGGAGCTGGTGACACGGAACGGAGTAAACTTCGCACTCCCTGGCGTAGTGTTGCTTACATCTTCTTTGACGTAGTAACACGAATAACGTGAACCTGTAGCCATATTTAGATCCTCTCTTACCTCGGCTCACGAGCCGACCAATAGATTGTGATAAAGTTAACGTCCCAGTTATCTTCAACCCCGCCTTTGGTAAAATCGTTCAGCGAAGTTTGTCCACCTTGCGAAAAGTCTAAACTGACAATCCGTAACGTGTGGTCATCCGGGCACGGGATACGCAAGCCCAGTTTAAACTTTTTCCGAATAGAATCCAAGATTTGATTCTGCTTAGACGTTCCAGTGTTTAAAGGACTATATACTGTGATTTGGTAGAAGCCTGGAATTTCATTCAGACCGTTATCACCTAGCGTTGCAGCGTAAGTGGAAGCGGGAGCATTGATTGCCTTTAACCACATCTGGTTGGCTTTAGGTGTAAACTTCTTATTCTTCCACGCTATACCGATATCCGGTCCAACTGCTTCGCGTAGCATCTTATTAAATGCATCATTAATGAAATCGTATCCAAGCATTATAGTTTTCCTTCTGCTATAGCTTGACGTATCAACATTGGAAGCTTCGCTACGTTAATACGAACCATACCGTTCGGGGCTTGCTGCGACCAACCTAAGAACTCCAGTTTGCCAGCATATGGTGTCAGGTTGCTAAAATAGAAAGTCCAGTCTTTATCATTAGGTAGTTGGCGTGCGACAACTCGGGCTTCAGCTTTAGCCATCTCTCCAGTAGGATCGAGGCGGATAGTTTCCGTTGCATACGGCGCACCAATGGATGACCGCCAACCACCTTTTGTGCGTCCGGTCTTAACAGGAGTATCCTGTATCACGTTCTCTGTGAACTTGACAACGACTTTTTTGGCTTGCTCGCTTGTCTGAACAAGTACCTTCTGACTTGCACGTCGAATATCCGCCCCGAATCCCATTATCGCGTCACCTTAAAAGTGTAAAGAACAGAAACGTTAGCTGGTCGTGTATCAACAAACTCATTTATTGTCCACACTTCCAGTTCCCCATCCGGTGACACACGCTCAATGCGTGCAGTCATTGCTTTATCGCGAGTCAATGGAGGTGTCATTGGGTAAGTCAACACTTTCAGCTCACCAGCAGAAACAAGACTGCCGCCAATCATCTTTTCCTTCGGTGAAAGGAAAGCTCCAATGAATGGGTATCGTTTTTCAACGCTCGGATCGTCCCATTCATCTTGACCTTCCCCTTGCTCCATAACAACAAGGGTACAGTTAACACCAGCATCGTTGATCATTTGCTTTGCAGCTTCAACTAGCTGCTCGTAAGGAAAGCTCATAAATCACCGTATCAATCTATTACCCATTTGATAACCCAGCAAAGGTGATAAAAACGTCATAGCTTTATCATATGTTTTTGCTGGACCTGACTGTGCTGTGCTACCAGTTGCATATTCAATTTCAAGACCTTCTACTTTAGTTCTTTTGACTGCATATGCAGTAGTTTTCCCATTAAGAGGACCGCCAGTAGCTGAGTCCGCTGTAAGCTGGCAAACAGCGTTTATAAGCGCCTTTGGTAAAGGGCTTTGGGGTAGCTCGAACCCATCCACAAACACACCGTAGCGTGGCCAATTTAGCGGTTGCTGTGGGTCCATTTTGTAACCCTTAAACCGTTGACCGTATCCTTCCACAAAATCCATAGCGTCGAAGATCTTTGTCTTTAGATCTTCATCTTCACTTGGAAGTACAATACCTCGCATTGCGGCATACATGCGGACTTGTTCAATGGTCACATAACTGTTGGCGTCCAATACACCAGTACCATCTTCAACTATCAGTGGAATCTCCATCTTTCTTCCTCATTGCGATGGTTGTAGGGATAAGTGGCGGGAGCTCTTCTTCAGGAACAGAAACGGCGTCTTCTTGACGCCGTTTTCTATTACGTCGGAGGAGCCACAACACATATTGTCTATGGCTCATTTCCATGGTTAACCTCGACGCATCATATTACGTGCAACCATACGGGCGACCGGATCGTCAATAGGGTTCTGGAAGCGATGGTCAGAAAGCATGTCTTCCGGTTTACGTTTTTTCTGCGCTTCAAGATACATCTGAGTTGCAGTAAGACCGGACTTAGGACGACGACGCTCCTGCTCAACGATAATCTTATCCAGATCCGCTTGAACGTCTG